TAAACTTTCTCCTTGGGGTTATGTAAGAAAGAAAGATTTTGTTGTACAAGGTCGTAAACAAATATCTTGTGAAATGGCTGGTATATCAGTTATTGATTACCTTGACCTATATCGTAAGTTTACATACACAAACCAAGAATCATATCGCTTAGATCATATTGCTTTTGTTGAACTTGGTAAAAAGAAATTAGATCACTCTGAGTTTGATACATTCAGAGATTTCTATACAGGTAATTGGCAAAAGTTTATCGAATACAACATCATCGACGTAGAACTCGTAGATCAACTCGAAGATAAAATGAAGTTGATTGAACTTTGTCTGACGATGGCATATGATGCGAAGGTGAATTATACAGATGTATTTTTCCAAGTAAGAACTTGGGATTCAATCATCTACAATTACTTGAAGAGAAAGAACGTAGTGATTCCTCCGAAGGTAAGGACAGACAAAGACTCACAATATGCAGGTGCTTATGTTAAGGAACCGATACCAGGAAAGTATGATTGGGTGGTTAGTTTTGACCTCAATAGTCTTTACCCTCATCTCATTATGCAATATAATATTTCCCCAGAAACATTACTCGACCAGAGACATCCATCGGTCAACGTTGATAAAATTCTATCTGAGGAAGTAACATTTGAAATGTTTAAAGATTATGCGGTATGTGCAAATGGTGCGATGTATCGGAAAGACATCAAAGGGTTCTTACCCGAACTGATGGAGAAGATGTATAATGAGCGAGTTATCTTCAAGAAGAAAATGATTGAGGCAAAGAAAGCTTATGAAAAACAGAAGACGAAAACGTTGGAAAAAGAAATTTCCCGTTGCAACAATATCCAGATGGCAAAGAAGATCTCTCTTAACTCTGCTTATGGTGCTATCGGCAATCAGTATTTTCGGTATTTTAAATTAGCAAACGCAGAAGCAATTACTTTATCTGGTCAAGTTTCAATCCGATGGATTGAAAATCGGATGAATCGTAAACTGAACAAAATTTTAAATACGGAGGATGTTGATTATGTTATTGCTTCTGATACCGATTCCATTTATCTTAATCTGGGCCCTTTTATTGACGCAGTATACCAAGGCAGAGAGAAAACTACTGAAGGCATTGTGTCGTTCCTTAATAAGGTGTGTGAAGTGGAATTTGAAAAGTATATTGAGAGTTCTTACCAAGCGTTGGCAAAATACGTAAATGCGTATGACCAAAAGATGTTTATGAAAAGAGAGAACATCGCAGATCGTGGTATATGGACAGCAAAGAAAAGATATATTCTGAATGTGTGGGATAGTGAAGGAGTCAGATATGCAGCTGCAAAGTTAAAGATTATGGGTATTGAAGCAGTGAAGTCATCAACACCTGCACCTTGTCGTACGATGATTAAGGAAGGATTGAAAGTGATGATGAGTGGAACTGAAGATGAGATGATAGATTATATTGATAGTTGTCGAACTAAATTTAAATCATTATCTCCAGAAGAAATATCATTTCCTCGTACTGCATCAAATGTAGTCAAGTATAAAGGAACTAATAACATATATGAGAAGGGAACACCGATGCACGTTCGTGGTGCTCTCCTATATAATTTTTACGTTAAAGAGAATAAACTTGATAAGAAGTATGCATACATTCAGAATGGTGAGAAAATTAAGTTCTGTTATTTAAAAAATCCAAATCCGATTCGTGAGAATGTAATGTCATTCATTCAAGATTTCCCAAAGGAACTTAATCTTGAAAAGTTTATTGATTATGATACTCAGTTTGATAAAGCATTTCTCGATCCGATGAAGGCTGTGTTAAATGCAATTGGTTGGTCAGATGAAAAGAAGATTACTTTAGAAAGTTTTTTCTCCTGATTGCCAAAAATAGAATATGATGTTATAATGTGTATAGTTAAACTTTTATCATGGATTTACCAATCAATAACGAAGAATTGAAAGAATTAATGGATGCGTTGAATGAATCAAATCATCCAGATGCAATGAAAAGGCAATTTCGTAATGAGTTGCATAGGAAGTTAAGATTAACTAAATTCTTGATTGAAGAAGGATATCCACATAAGAAAGTTCTCCGAGAAGTATTCGACATTGTAGCATAGTATGGATTTTTTAAAAGAAATAGTAAAAGAGATAGGTGATGATTACACCCAAATTGCCTCCGAAATCGACGAAAACGAACGATTCATCGACACAGGATCATATATCTTTAATGCAGTGGTTAGCGGTTCCATTTATGGTGGTGTTTCTAGTAATAAGATCACTGCCATCGCTGGCGAAAGCTCTACTGGAAAGACTTATTTTTCCTTGGCTGTTGTCAAAAACTTTTTGGACACTAACCCTGATGGGTATTGTCTCTATTTTGACACTGAAGCAGCCGTCAATAAAGGATTACTGGAGTCTCGTGGAGTTGATACGACACGGTTGGTTGTTGTAAATGTTGTAACAATTGAAGAGTTTAGAGGTAAAGCATTAAAGGCAGTTGATATATACTTAAAATCAGATGAAGAAAGTCGTAAACCTTGTATGTTTGTGCTCGATTCATTAGGTATGCTTTCTACAGAGAAAGAGATAAATGATGCATTAAATGATAAGCAAGTTCGTGACATGACCAAATCTCAACTTGTAAAAGGTGCATTCCGTATGCTTACCCTTAAGTTAGGTCAAGCAAATATTCCACTTATAGTTACAAACCATACTTATGATGTCATCGGAGCTTATGTACCAACTAAAGAAATGGGAGGAGGTAGTGGACTTAAATATGCAGCGTCTACAATCATTTATCTCAGCAAGAAAAAAGAAAAGGATGGCAAGGAAGTCATCGGAAATATTATCAAAGCAAAGACTCATAAATCACGTTTAAGTAAGGAAAACAAAGAAGTTGAGATTCGTTTATACTATGATGAACGAGGTCTTGATAAGTATTATGGTTTACTTGATCTTGGAGAACTTGGTGGACTCTGGAAAAATGTTGCTGGTAGATATGAAATGAATGGTAAGAAAGTGTATGCTAAAGAAATATATAAAAATCCTGACAAGTATTTTACTGATGATATAATGGAAAAGTTAAACAATATTGCTGTTGAAGAGTATAGTTATGGAGCGAATTGAAACTACAATTCTAAAAAACTTAATATTCAACGAAGATTATTCAAGAAAAGTATTACCATTTCTTAAAAATGAATACTTTGAAAGTTACCATGAAAAGGTAGTATTTGAAGAGATTGCTAAATTTATAATTGAATATGGCAATCTTCCATCTAAAGAAGCAATTGTTATTGAATCAGAAAAAAGAACTGATATTAGCGATGAAGGATTTAAAGATATAAGTACATTAGTAACAGAATTAAACAAAGAGAAAAGTGACCTTCAGTGGTTATTTGATACAACAGAAAAATGGTGTCGAGATCGTGCAATCTATCTTGCACTAGTTGAATCAATTAGTATTGCTGATGGTAAGACAGAAAAGAAAAAAACTAGAGATGCTATTCCATCCATATTATCAGATGCACTAGCAGTTAGTTTTGATAATAATGTAGGACACGATTATTTGCAAGACTATGAAGAAAGATACAAATACTATCACCAAAAGGAAACTCGAATTCAATTCGACCTCGATTTTTTCAATAAGATTACGAAGGGTGGGCTTCCTAATAAAACACTCAACATTGCTCTTGCTGGCACTGGTGTTGGTAAGTCTTTGTTCATGTGTCATGTCGCAAGCAGTGTGTTACTCCAAGGGAAGAACGTATTATACATCACGCTTGAGATGGCTGAGGAGAAAATTGCAGAGAGAATTGACGCTAATCTATTAAATGTTCCAATCCAACAATTGATTGAATTACCTGAGATGATGTTTGAAAGTAAGGTAACTAACATTGCGAAGAAAACACAAGGAACAATTATTATTAAAGAATATCCAACTGCATCTGCACACTCAGGACACTTTAAAGCACTACTTAATGAACTTGCATTGAAGAAGTCATTTAAACCAGATATTATTTTTATTGACTATCTAAATATATGTGCATCCAGTAGATATCGGGCAAACGCAAGTGTCAGTTCTTACTCGTATATTAAGGCGATTGCGGAAGAACTCCGTGGTCTTGCAGTTGAGACTAATGTACCTATCGTCTCCGCTACTCAGACGACTCGTTCTGGCTTTGGTAGTAGTGATGTCGATCTTACTGACACAAGTGAGTCCTTCGGTTTACCTGCCACTGCTGATCTTATGTTTGCTCTTATTAGTACGGAGGAGTTGGAAGAATTGGGGCAGATAATGGTTAAGCAATTAAAAAATCGTTATCATGACCCAACTCTTAATAAGAGATTTGTAATAGGTGTAGATCGTGCAAA